CGGTTCTGCTAAGGTCATCCTCGAAGATTTAGAACGAGGCATTCGCTCTGGCTTATCCTACTCCGGCGCAAGAACAATCACAGAACTGCAAACCAAGGCTCAGTTTGTAAGACAGACTACATCAGGGTTGTCGGAGAGCAGAACACATATCCTATCAAGGAAGTGGTAGTGAGCGACGAAAACGAAATAGATTACGGCAAACTTAATAAGCGTGTTGTTTTCACAGAGAACGAACACCGACACGCTAAGTTTATTCTGAAATATAAGGAAGATGGATTTAAACAATCACACTTCTTCCGCGCGGTCATCACTGCTTACATTGAGGATGACCTGGCGTTCAGGCAGTTTGTCGAAACTATAAAACCCACGCCAAAGCGCACGCGCAAGAAAGACAAGAAACTGAGAGAAAAAGGTGAACAACTAATGAGCGATTTAGGATTGAATAAGGGTGATATAGATAACATTTTCGATTTGATCGAAAAAGAACACCCAGACCTATGAAAAACTTCGACGGCTTAACACAGTGTGCGCGAGAATGTATGGAGGGTAAAGCCTGTAAAGTGAGAGATTGTAGAATGTGGGTAGAATATAAGGATGATAAAAATTGTACATTGATCGCTATTTATAATAATGATCAAAAACCAATGACCCTCAGACAAATAGCGGAGCGCTTGGGTATTTCCTTCGCAAGAGTAAAACAGATAGAAACCAAAGCGTTTTCTAAACTTAAGAAACAGCTTCGAGAAAAACCTTATTAGTTTTAGGTGTCTTCGGTATTCGGATACTATTTATTGTTGAGTTTATGTAAATAAACAAGGAGATTATATAATGGCTCGTAAAACTTTGTTAACAGAGAGCGAACTTCGACGCTTCATGAAGCTCGCTGATATGCGCCCCGTAGGGGAAAAGAGAATGAATGAGATGTACGCCGAAGAGGCGCCAGTCGATCTTGAAGAAGATGAAAGAGAGGAAGAGGATAAGGACGACGAGATCCACGATTTACGTGGCGACCTCGATGCTGCAGATGCCGCATTAGATGCGCCAATGGATGAGCCAGTGGCTGAACCATTGGACGCCCCACTGGACGACCTAGGCGCCGAAGAGGCACCCCCTCTCGGCCCTGAGGCTCAAGCTGTGCTTGCCACAGGAATTCAAGCGATGGCCGATGCTATGGGCATGGGTGATCTTGTTACCGTTGATGTTGAGCCCGCTGACGCAGAGGTTGAAGATGTTGAAGTTACCGATGTTGACGTTGTAGATGAGCCAGGACTCGGGGGCGACGAAGGAGGTGAGTTTTCACTAGAGCCCGACGAGGAACCAGTGCCAGGAAATACTGCGATGTATCAAGAATCTAATGAAGATGATATAGTCGCAGAGGTTGCTCGCCGCGTAGCCGCGCGCCTTCAAAAAGAAAACCGTCAAGCCGAAGTGGTCGACCAGCTTGCCGAACGCATTATGAAAAGACTAACAAAGTAGTTGACAAAGTAACGCGAGAGTGTTAAAATATAACCATCGACCTATAAGTCGGTGGTTATTTTTTTGGATTGATATATGACCTATGCCACTATGTTTTTGATGTATGTGTTTGGCTATGTGACGTGCAAGACATTTTATTATTTAAAAGCTTCTCGTCTTGGAGTAACCCTCATTCACACCGCTAATGTGTTTAGTTTATTTCTCCTTACGAGGGCGCTAGAAAACTATGAAGTATCACGCTCATTGTGTCTTAACGACCTTAAACAAAAAAACCTATCAAAGAAGAACCTTGAGGCATACGAAACCAATCTTCAGACAGAGGTTGATGATTTTAAAAGAAAATCAATAGCGTCACTAATAGGCTTGTACCCTGATTTTTTTGAGTCTGTATTGGATTATAATGACTGGGAATCGGGAATGAAATTCTTAGAAGATAATAAGGACCTAATTATTAATGCTTATTCTCCTTCGGAGTAGGTCACAAGCGAGGACGAGTATATGTTTAAAAAACTAAAAGAAATGATCCAAGGATCAGATGATGAAGAATTGATCGCAAAGATTTTAAAATCTTCAGAGCCAGATCTTCGCAGCATCGGTCTTTTCACAGAATTAGAGGCAGAGAAGATCGCAGAGATCTCTCATGCTCTACTGTATCTTAACGAAATGAACAACGTCGCCGCCGACCCGAGCCTAGAACGTCCGATTCATTTTTATATTTCTACCTACGGTGGAAATGCTGATGATATGTTTGCGTTATATGATTTGATGCGTATTATTAGAGAGGAGACACCCATTCATACCATTGGTCTGGGAAAGGTAATGTCAGCGGGTGTCTTGATTCTGGCTGCTGGTACAAAAGGCAAGCGCTACATCGGGCGCAACTGTCGTGTAATGATTCATTCTGTGAGAGGCGGCAACACCGGTAGCCTTCAGGATATGGTGAACGAGATGGACGCGATAGAAAATCTTCAGCAGATGTACATCGACTGTTTGGTCGGAGAGACAAAATTAACTGAGAGTAAGATTAAAAAAATGCTGGAACGCAAACTCAACATCTATTTATCAGCAGAAGATGCGGTCGCACACGGTATCGCAGATCATATTATTTAAGGACACAAGATGTCAGATTTACATAAGATTTTAAAAGAAGAGTACGAAAAGAAGCTGGCCATTACTCCCAATCTTTTGATGGAGATGATTGAGGAGATAATGGAGACCACCTTCGCTACCCCCGAAGTGATCGAAGAGCGTAATGTCGGTCCCCAAACAATGACCCTCAGTATGATTCCTGAAATTGCGGTTTCGGAGATTGGGTGGTCGGATGTTTCGACAACCGAAGCAGGCGAAAAGATCGCAGGCCCCCAACGTAAATTATTAGAAGATTACCTCGGTAATATTCAAGGCTCTACTCTGACTGAGCAGATTGGTTCATTAGAAAACTTTTATAAGGAAGGTGCGGTCGCACTTAACGCTTCAACCAATAATCGCGCCGAAGTCATCCAGACGGTTCTGTCATATCTTGTGTTTTATAAAACTCTCACAAAGGTTATTACAAACTTTAACGCCGCATCTGCTGGTTTCAGTTTCGAGTCCTTCTTGGCTACGTTAATGAAAGGTAAGCAGATTCCCGCCAACACAGGGACAATCGCTGACTTCACAACTGGCGATAACGTGCCCATTAGTTTGAAGCTATATGCGGAAAAGACCCTTCATGTTGAAGGTAGTTTTACAGATCTCGTAAATGATATAACAGTCCCTCAATTTAATCACCCCCTTGGAAATGCGATGCGTTATGTTGTATGTACCAAGAATTTAGAGGGTGAAGGCTTGGAGCAAGAAGGCTCAATCAAGTTTTATCAGTTTGACTTTACATTGGACAACGTGATGGACATTTTAAAAGATACAAAGCCCGTTTCACAGGAATGTATACGCCTTCCAGGCGCCTTTAGAGAAGTGGTGAGTACCGGCAATCTGGAATATAGTCTCGATGCCGAGCTGCCATCTGCTGCCAAGTTACCTTCTCCCGAGGAACTAGAGATAGCCTTTTTGGAAAAACTTAAGGCAATTTTGGTTAACAAAAACAGTCCTATTACCGAAGAGGAATTCGCCACATTGTCGCAGGAGTTAGATTGGGCCAAGAAAGATGCACTCTTTCAAGATGCGGATCCTCGTCGTTTCGGCGGCACACAAGTTGGAGTGGTTCGAGGAATTTCCAAACTTAATCTTAACACAGTAAAAGAAATTATAGCAACTCTTGGTCTGCGTCCTCCTGGCGCATTAAAGACTATCATTAATGCCGCAAACAATTCCTTGATTGCCGATTTAAGTGCGGCAAAACTTGCCAACGAAAGAACCAGAATCCTTTCTCAGATGAAAGCCGGAGATGGCTTCTTATCTGTGGATGAATCTGTGGTCTTATATGACGCCATTGAAAGCGAAGATATGAGAAAGCTGGCACTTCGCAACACGCTTGGATATTTGAGCACCTATCAGTTCTCTCTGAATAAGACAGAAGCGCGCAGCCCCGACGCTCCTACAAATACGGAATATTTGGGTGAGATTCAAGTTGGCGCGGCCCGCGTAGAGCAGGCGTTAAACTTGGTGCGCGACATATTAAACGAGCAAGTCGGCGCTATCTTTAATTCGCTGAAGCTGGTAACCGACAACCTTAATGCATATTTTGCGACAGGGTTAGTGGATGATTCAAAAGCAGTAGATGCGATTGAAGAGTCGGAAAATATCCAAACCAAAACTGAAGAAATTCGAGATCAAAAATAATACTTGACAAATCCCTGTCAAGCGATTATAATAATAATATAACTGCGAGGTTTCAATGAGCAGAGCTTATGATGATAATCAAACGCTCCAACAAAAGATTATTCGTGGTGCTAACATTTTAGCTGATAATGTAGCATCTACACTTGGACCGAGAGGACGCAACGTTCTCTTAAAAGAGAAGGATCAACAGCCTTTCATTACAAAGGATGGTGTAACAGTCGCATACTTTGTCGCGCTTGATGATCCTTTCGAGGATGCCGGCGCGCAGATCATTCGCCAAGCAGCCATTGAGACAAACAACACAGCAGGTGACGGGACCACCACGTCTACGGTGTTAGCGCGCGCTATCTTGCGGGAGTCACAGCGATTCATTGCGTCGGGAGTTTCCCCCATTGAACTACAGAGAGGAATTAATCTTACAGTACGAGAAGTGTGCGAAAATCTCAAGAAACTGGCTAAACCCATTAGCAGTACCGAAGATATCGAACATATCGCCGCCCTCTCTGCTAACAATGATTCCACTATTGGAGGGCTTATTGCTCTTGCGGTTGATCGTGTAGGACAAGATGGGGCTATAACCATTGAGGAGTCGAGATCACATGATACAACTTTGGATATCACCGAGGGTTTTAAATTTAATGCGGGATATTGTGCTGGAGCCTTCATTACAGATGACCGTCGAGCTTTTATGCATCATGATGATCCTTTATTTTTAGTAACAGATCATAAGATTAGCACGGTTGAACAAATCCTTCCTATTCTCGAAATGATAGCGAGAGAAAACCGACCACTTATTATTATTGCAGAAGATCTTGACGGGCAAGCGTTGGCTGCAATGATCATGAACGCTATCCGAGGTACCATGAAAATCGCAGGTATTAAAGCGCCCGCATATGGAGAAGAACGCCGAGATACACTATCGGACCTTGCACTTTCCGTGGGTGCTACCTTTATTGCTCGCGAGACCGGTCAAAAGCTATCGGAGGTACGGATGACAGATTTGGGCTCAGCCAAATTTATCGATAGTTCTAAATATATCACCACAATAGTAGGGGGTAATTGCGACTTTGAAGCGGTCGAGAAGACGATTGCGTCCCTCAAAGCACAGATAGAACAGACTGAGGATTTGGGAGTGTGTGAGCGACTGCAGGATCGTATAGTTCGCCTTTCTTCTGGTGTGGCTGTTATTCACGTTGGGGGCTCTACGGAGGTAGAGATGACCGAACGAAAGCACCGCGTTGAAGACGCATTGGAAGCTGTCCGCTCAGCACAAGAACAGGGCATTCTTCCTGGGGGTGGCACTGCATTGTTGCGCGCAACCCGCTCGTTATGTGTTAAAGCCGACAACAAAGAACAGATGCTTGGTAGTTCAGTGGTGATAGGGGCTTGCGAAGAACCTATTCGTCAAATGGCTACAAATGCTGGTCTTTCGCCTGATTTGATGGTTGATAAAATTATAAAAGCAAAAAAGAATGATGGTATTGATTTTCGCACCGGCGAGCTAATTAATATGTTAGATGCTGGTATAATTGATCCTCTGAAGGTGACATTGACCGCATTGCAGAATGCAGCCAGTTGTGCCGGAACCTTAATCACGACTAATTATGGCATCATTCAACTGGAATAGATTTTATGAATATGAAAGTTGGCGACCTATTACACATTCCACAAGCAGTTGTGTTGTGGACTGCTGATGCTGAGGCGCAGACTGTACAAGCCCCTTATATTCAAACTGAAAAACCTTGCACAGGCATTTATTTAGGAATCGCTAAAGCCTTAAATCAGAGTCACTTAATTAATGTATTTGTAAAAGGACAACAGCATTTTGTTCATTCAAAAGACGTTTACCCCATAGGAGAATAAATGTTAGTTAAATTAACAGAGGTGTGCAACCACACCGCAATTACCTCTCAACAGACCTTTACATTGAGAGAGGTGTTTATTAACCCAGACCAAGTTATTATGATTAGAGAAGATTTTCGTTTAAAAGAATTAAATGAAAATTGCTTACTTAAGGAGGGTTTAAGCTCCGGTCATCGTTTTTCTAAACTTACCATTAACAGAGGTCAAAGTGGAACAGAAGTAACTGTAGTAGGCGCGCCTTGTGTGATCGAAGAAGCATTAAAGAATATTAATAAACAACTTTTAAGAGGTTAAAATGGGAGAAAGAGTAACGCTAACATATACCGTTGATATAGATGAGCTTGAAGAAGAAGTAAGCAGGCTATATTCATCTGCAATCAGTGCGCTCGACAAACACAACAAAGGTTCAAAAAAAGCAGAAAAGATGTTAACGCTGAGCACTTATGAGGCTATAGATGCTTTAAGGCGAGAGTTGTCTATTGCAGATGTTAAATTACAAGATGTTAATTCAATTATTAATAGTTATTTGTCTTATCAAGCTCAATTAAATTCTCGCAACCATGTTCCTGTTCAAACTGAGAATGAAGACACCGATTAAAGAAAATATAACCTTTAATAATATTGGCGTAATAAAAGAATTAATACCTATCAATAGTAGTGTTAATTCTTTTTTATTCTATTCGGGCGGTATTGAATTTAAATTAGCGGTATCCGATCGTCAAGTCATAGCTCATACTAATAAATATATAATTTATGAATTTTGGAAATGTGTAATGGAAAACGCGCCGGCGGTTGCGGAATGGTCGAAGAACTTATCTAAACTTTTAGAGCCACATCCTGTATCCTCAAATCAAATGACATTTTCCATTTTGCAAGAAACATGGAATTACTATGACAATCCGTAAACACGGGCAGGGTTTTTCTTTTTATTAACTCGTTAC